ATGTTGACTAAAATATTCAAGCGTTCGATAATCACGAGGAGATTTATATTGTCGAATGAAATTAAGATTACCATTAACTAAATTTTGATTAATGGGAACATTATTAATACCTGCTCTTTCAGCATCACGCCAAAGTCTATTATACATATTGTTATGTGTTCTAACTTGTCTGTTTTGTTCTCTAACTACACTTCTAGAAATTCCTCTATTAGTAAGTTTAATAGGATTTAATGCCAGACCCAATCCAGCACCACCAACTATATTATTAAAATTTCTTGTTGCACCTCTTAATAATTTTTCCCCTGCATATTTTGGTTCACCGAATAACTGAGTGATATCTTGTGATATTTCAGGTGTGCGTTTTGATTGTATTGCATTATTCCAATTTTCTGGAAGTAAATTCAAACGATTTGTTGCATAATTCGCTAGATCAAATGGAGCATCCAATAAATTCTTTCCTAATTCAGGAATGCCAGCAGCAGCTTGACCTAAAGCATGTTTAGGATGTTCACGTAAAGTATTATATAATCCAGGAACTTCTGTTTTAGCTTGATTGTAATATTCGGGAATGTCTGTTATAAAATTTACGCCACTTTTAAGTATATCATTACCAATTCGGGGAATGGCCATTGTAGCAGAAGTACCTAATGTTTCTTTAGGATTTCTTTGTTTGGTTTCATCAACTTTAGGAACCAATTCCCAATCTGATTTAGGTTGAGATTTTTGCTGACTCGGTTCTTTATAATCTGGCACTAATTCCCAATCAGACATCTACCCCCCTATTTCTCGCTTCTGCGGGCGTTAATGTCATTATTTCACCTGTTTTTTTATTCTTAATGGTTACCTGTGGATTAAACCTATCGTGAATTTGTCTTCTAATTTCTGCTCCATTTAATTGTTTATCAGCCATATCTGAAGCTTGACCCTTATTAATATGATACTGAGACATCATTTTAGATGTTAATGCGGCTCTTTCCGATAATAATGTATTCATAGTAGAAAGTGCTTCTATTTTTCCTATTGCAACATCAGGCATATCTGACGCATTTGGTTTCATGCTGAATAATAATTTTTGTTCGCCCACCCTAAATGGGCCTGCGAAATTTTTTGACGCCTTTGCAACTATATCCCCACTTAATGTTAAGAATTTTCCAATCATTTGTTTTTCTTCTGGCGTTCCATTTAGTGAATACCATCCTAATTCATGCTGACCTGCTAAAGGTACATTTCTAATTTTTTTAAATTCAGGAGATGAAACAATAGCTCCTAAATCATTTAATGAAACTTGAGCATCTCTTCCATTATATGCAGCAGTATCTAATTCTTTAATATCATCAGCCCTATTTGTTCCTGATTTTTCACCTTCTTTTTTTATGCTTGCCAGCCTTGCTGCTTTATCCGCATAAATGTCTTCCTTATTACTTGATTGCGGAATATTATTTTCAGGAGGCGCAAGACTTTCATTTCCAGGAATGCCAGAAACTTGTTCGGGTTGATTATTGTTAACAACACCTCTATTTTGAGAAGGTGCTTGATTTTGTGGCGGCATATAAGATGGTTGTTGCATGGGTTGTTGATTATTATTTTGGGGTGGTTTGCCACCTGTTAACCAATTCGTTAATATATTCTTAAAGTTATCAAAAGGAGATTCTTGTGTAGGTTCTCCATAAAATCCTTGCAAGAGTTGATTTCCTGTTCCTTGTCCTGTCCCTTGACCTGTTCCAGCACCATAAAGAGTTTTAAGAACTTGCTCTCTCTGATCTTGCGATAAATTTGCCGCAACATCACTATTGCCCATTAACTTCGCTAAATATTGGGGCTGCATTAATTTTGAGTAAGTCATTTGGGATGCAGCTTGAGCAATAGTTTTTAATGGATTTAAGTGTGCTTCGCTAGCTTTTAATTTAGCTTCGCTTCTTTCCAAATCATATTTATTTGTTCCACGCATAGCCGTAATTAACGGCCCACCCGCTTCCATATCTGCTATAATTTTTGGTACTGGTAACATAATAAATCCTTAACGCATCCCAAAGAAATTTCCAGCTAATCCTAAACCACCACTTATAGTATTCCAGAAATCTTGATTTTGACCCGCCTTCCTTCCATAAGCATCATTACCCATCATTGGGCCATAACCGTTATACATTCCAGAAATTTGATTAGCAGCACTTTGACCGCCTTGCATCAAACTACTCAATCCACCGCCATACTGATTATTTATTCCCAATACATTTTGCAGCCAGGAGTTCATATCACCAGAGGAGATATTCTGTGCATTTTGCTGTAATTGCTGAGCAAATGGTGTCGAGCCTGCACCCGCTCCACCCATACCGTTAGGAAGACCGCCCATTGATGCAGCGTTAGTTCCGGCTCTTATTCCCTGCTGTTGCTGGAATTTCGCAAAAGGCGATTCTTGATAACCGCCCATTAGATTATTGATAAATGCGCTAGGATCTTTCATTTTTCCTAGCCAGTCTTGAAATTGAGGGATTGCGCCTGTTCCGGCATTGTAGAAAGGGTTTTGGGCTTCACGAGATTTGCCCATATACTTTTCATATTCTTTCATAGCATCTTCGTAAGGGCCGCCAGAATCGCCGAACAAACCACCCAGGAATGTCCCTAAATTGCTACCAAAGCCACCACCAAAGCCAGAGGCTCCAAAGCCACCGCTAGCTCCTGCGCTGCTTCCATTAAATCCACCGCGTCCATTCATAACTTCACCATATCCTTATGGTTAAAACGATGTCCAGACACCCGCTTTATAGTATTGGGCGCTGTCTATTGTCGTATTATATATCAATTGTCCCAATTGAGGCGACAAGAGCGCATCACGTTGAGCTGTCGTTAATTGAGGCAATAAAATTCCACCTTGAGTTAAATAAGCGATTAAGTTTTGATAAAAATAGCTTAATGATCCAACCCAGACATTGCTCATTTGGTTTGAATCTTTTTTAACCAATTCATCATAAAAAGGAAATTCATCGAAGTCATTAGCCATATTTGCCCTTTTATTCCTTTATTCCGGTAGCACTTCAAAACCCCATGCAGCACCCAACACAATGAATGGTATGGGGTCATAAAACTCAATCTTAACAACCAATCCTTGCCCTCTAGGAATCACACCCAATTTTCGCCATATCGTTCTGAACGTTCGTTGCCCCATTAAACCCATGGGCTGCTTGGTCTTGTAACCAAATGTTTGGCCGCCATCCTTTGAGATAGATAGATAAACATAAGGTTGCAATGGGTTTGCTACTGGCAATTGCTGTTCAGCAACTAAAAGTAAGCCACTCTCAGTCACAATGTCATAATTGTTCTCTGTAATGATATCGATATCAAAATAGGTATTATTAATCTCATTCACATTCCCTTGCAGCATATCCAATTGAAAACGATCAATTCTGATTCGCTGATAGGTCGGAATGGCTATGTTTCTTGAAACTCTTGTCCTGTGAATTGGAAAGCCATTATTTTTGTAAGTGGCTCGATCCAAAATAAACATGGTTGGATTTTCATAATCGCCAACATAATTTTTACCCATAAAATACGCATGGGTTTGCGCAGGGTGTCTATTTCCTTCTAATGTCTCTTCTTCATGCCAGAATTTAGTTTCTTCTTGGGTGGGATCGCTCATCGAAACGTTATAGACGAATGTATGATTAGCAGCGGTAAAATTCATGCGATAGAAGATCAAGCCATTCTCTTTCAGTAAGAACGCTCTACAATCACCCATTTGTTGCAGCGAATCATACAGTGAATATTGAAGGTCAAGGCCTCTATTGCTGATCGGGATTGCCTGTGTGCCTGTCACTTGCATCACTGGCCCTAAACCATCCCGTGTCTGAGATTGAAAACACATCATATCAAAACTCACTGAGATTGAGCCAAGGCAAGGTGTGCCATATTCCAACAACAGACTATTATTGCGTCTAAAGGGTAAATTTGTTCCTATCCCCGCATTTTCCCACACCTCAGTAAAGGATTGACTGAAGAGAAATAATCTCCTATGAAGCGTACGACAAGCAACAATTGTGCCAGGATGAGTCGTTATTGCGCCTTGTTGGAGCTGGCCATCACTCACTAGATTAACAATTGGGGTGAGATTGCCCGTGATAGGCACGAATATGCCTGCTATGGCATTGGCATAAGTTGTTGCTAGTTCTATGTGGGTTGCATCTATAAAGATAGTGTAATAGGTAGTGCTGACCGCTAATCCCGTCCCTGCAAGGCTTCCACCTGCGCCCAGAGTTAATGAGACAGGAATGCCTGTCTGATAGTTGGGTGTACCAGTTGAGCCTCCAATCGTACTAGCGCCCACTATCAATTGATTAGGTACTAACCCTATATTGGTCGTCACAAGATTAGTAGCTGGCCCCCACACTAAACCTTGCTCGAAACTAGATAGCAGAAAGGTATTTGTGCCACCCGCAGCGACCACAAAAAAACCATCCAATTGCGTCACATCGATGGGGTTAACGGGGAATGATGAATCAGTTATTTGGATAAATTTAATGGCAATCGTGTCCCAAATATATCCATTAACGCCATCGACAAAGATAATTTGGAACGTATTAGCATCGACTCCCACATAGCCAACAGAGGTATTTAATGTGCCTAGGAAGGATATAGTTCCGATATCACTAATTTCATAGAGTTTATTGCCAATAACATGATATTCATCACCGTTAAAGACGAATTGCGCACGATAACCACCATTTGCACCCACAAATGATAGATTTAAATTTAAAAGGCCAGACGTATTAATAAGCGACTTTTTCTTCTTTCCCATCAAATCATTATATTGAAAGCAATTAACACTTCTGTCTGTATCAATTGTAGAAAAACGCTGATTGTTGTAGCTCCCTACAATATCAAAATCCTCGATCGTCATATTAGTAACTCAATATGTTAGGCCAGTAGAAAGGCTCTGGCGCGGTAATGATAACGGATGGACGAATTGTTAAATCTGTTTCATTAGAATTTTTGAGTGCCGTGTAATAATCTTGGTAACTATCTTCATTCTCTTGTGGCCAATTAGAAGATGGGTAATAAGCTTTGAACTCTCTACCCACTGCGTATTTAAGAAAACCATAATAATTTGGTGGCAATTCTCCAAGTGATTGCTGAGCATTGAGTTCATTGATCATGCTCTTAACTTGGATCTGAAAGGGATAGGGTTGATCAGGTGCAGGATAGACAGTGATAAAAGATTCTTGCGCTTGCTTATCCAAAAATATAAATCCAGGACGCGCCAATAAATTATTTTGTCTCACAACGCCATAATATTCAGCTTTGTTAATGATCCGCATGGGATAAACTAAAGCTGTAACCCTATGCTCATAAATCCCTTTGAAAGTCGTAATGACATTAATAGGAATGCCATCAGTTGTTAAACGAATATAATTACCATAAAGTGCCTGCTCTTCAGAGTGAGCAAGTCTAACAGTTGATGGGCTCATCCAAATTGTGTAGTAAGTAACTCCGGCAATGAGCGGCAATGGAATCGATCCATAGGTTTCTATAACGATCGGTGTCCCCGTTGGGAATGCCTCTGTATTTGCGAATGTAAGCGTATTAGTTGTTAGATCTGCAATAAAATTAAATGATATTGGGTTGCCATGCTGATAAATGCCAGCGCCAGGAACTTCATAATTTGCAAATGATAAATCTACAACGCGATCTGCTCTTATATCAGTTCCAAACACAATATCTGAAATTGAATAGGTAGGCTTTCCAACAATGAATCGATGTTTAAGTGTTGTTAAGAATGGAATGTAAATACTATCGGATGAAAACTTATCGAGTAACTCATTAATGATGTCTAAGCCAGTCGATAGCATAAAGCTATCGGGGGTCTCGTTCGTACCGAGCTCCCCGATCAAATAAAGTGAATTAACGATTACATCGTTTGTCGTCCGTGCGATTTGTGGCATTAGTCACCTTAACTATCGTCACCTTGACCGCCTTTCAGAGGAAATGCCACTTTGTCCATTCCAGCCGTTAATTTTACCGCCATCTTTTGTGCATGCATACCGTTGTTACACATGTAAGCGTCAAATTCCATGGCCTCAGCTTTCATCTTAGGTGGCTCTCCACCATGTTTTGATTGCTGTGCTTGAACCTTTTTCACAAATGCATTGTTAGCACTGTGCTCAGCTTCAAAACGTCTTTGACGGGTATTCGCCATTGCTGCATCTTTTCCAGGCGTATTGTCGTATCTGCTTTTCATATTCATATTCCTTTAGAAACTATCAGTATCATTATGAAAGTAGTTTGGTGACGTATTGACCGTGCCATGCAAACCCGCAGAGGATGTCGATACGCATAAAGTTTTGATATCCCAAGATATCGCCAGTCTGAGTAACCGCTAATGACAAGCCTGTTTCAGGGTCGATTGCAACGCTGGAATATGGAACTTGTAATTTATAAAGTGGTGGGCAAACGATATCTAAACCGCGTGCAGGATATGCAAGGTTGATATTGTAATTACCAACTACGGTTACCGCTGCACCATTGGGAATAGGAACATCAACGTTTTGCAATGGATTGCCTGTATCGCTTATAATGACTGGCAATACTGTTACCGTCAATGCACCGCTCACACTGGAATTTGCTGCAGCTTGCACAACAAACTGCATGTTTTGTCCTGTACTTGCGCGTGATAACGGATTAACACTATGCACGCCAGCAATTGAGAATAAATCGCCAGGTAAGAAATAATTAGTGATTGAATCGGTTGCGCCTGCTAATACCAATACATTACCCGAAGATACTGCACCATTGACGGTGAGTACATCGGCTGGGTAAAGAGTCGGCCCCGCTCCTGCAATATGCTGCACAATATTCTGAGATTGGAAAATGTCAAAATAAGACAAATGACCAATTGCTGATTGACGCACAATATCTTCGTTAAATACTGGCGTGAAATTGTTGAGCAAGGCGCTCTTAAGTGAGGAACCGTCTCGGACAGTCATGGCAAGATATGCGTCAGACGAGATATTAACACCTTGCTCTAACAGCTTAGCACCCGCTAAATCCACCGTTTGAAAGGAATTGATGGGAGTGCCAGCAGTACCCGAATAAAACCACACGCTTGTCTCAGCAGCCGAACCAATATCTCTTTCCATCTGAGATATGATGTTTTGAATTGCAGGCTGAATAAACATGCGCGAGAAATCTTCAATACGCAGTGATAAATCTTGGATGGTATAAGCAATCAGCGCGTGATATTGATGCGCAACAGTAATGTTTTCAACTGATTCAATAATGCTTTGTGGTACAGCAGTAGAACCATCGCCGATAACAAAATTGTTTTGTCTGCGAACCTGTAAAGTGTCACCAATCTTATAACCAGAATTTTGAAAATCATCTTGATAGATTCTCGATCCAGTCATAATAAAAGGCGCATTGTTTGCAAACATTGCAAGTGCGGTGTTACTCACTAACTGCGTAGTAATAAATTGATTAGGCATTGTCCAGCTCCATTCCCTTGGTTAAAATCCTTTAATGGCTAGCTGGATAAACTTTTACTTCCAGCCACCTTTAATTTTCATCCGTGCCCGAATATCGCTTACGGGGGTCTTTTCCGTAATACTTCCTGAGTTAGTCACTGGATTACTTTTGATGGAGCCGAGAGGACGTGATTGCTGCGAGCTTTTTTGCTCTCCCCCGCTAATCAAAGCATGTGACAGTTTGACCATCTCAGTTGCTTGATCTAATGGGTGCAGATTTGCGATACGGGATAATTCTTCAGGATTCTTACCAAGTTTGTAGAGCACTTCGCCTGCGCTTCCTGCGCCGGATCTGGGTAGTAGCATTGCTGCAGTTGCCATATGAGTTGTAAAAGGTGCTTGTTCTCCCTTCACTACCTCATCAAAATCGTCATATTTATCGTTCATTTTATCGAGGTGTTTTTGCATCTCGCCGTGTGAACGCTGAACATGAGCAGCTCCCTTTGCTTCTTCAGCTTTACGCCCTTCGGCTTCCTTAGCCTGAAGCGCATAGCCTACTGCCCTGCGAATAGTCTCATCTATGCCGTTATTGTCGCCACCTTCAGCATAGGGGTTCATGCCTTCTTGCTCTTGGGGTTGTTGGCTCATTCGTGATTGCATATCAGCGATCCTCGCTTGCATCTCACGCATTTCCCTATCGTGAGACCTCTTTTGTTGCTTTAAACGTTTCTGAACATAAAGAGGATCATTCCTATTCTCACCACCTTCCATTTCATGAGATTCGTTAATCTCATTAGTGGCATCGGGTGCTTCTCCAACACTTTCCAAAATCTCGCCAGCATTACCGTTATCCATTGGTAAAACCTGATCATCCATAATCACTACTCCACACGGCAATTCTTTTTGCCCCGCAGTTAAGGCACTGCGTAAGCCCCAAGCAATCCTATGCTTGTATGTACTAATTTTATGCTTTGTGTAGGGGTTTGCTAGTACTACGGGTGGTGTGTGCTGGCAATTATTCCTTTTCTTTCTTCTCTACTTTCTTCTCTTTCACACTCAATTTCTGCTCATGGTCATGCTGTTTCTCTTGTTTATGGAGATCAGCAAGAATTGTTGCTATTTTATGAGAGAAATCTTCATCTGATTTTTTGTGGTCATGACTATGTGTGAGTCTTGTCTTTTCAAGGTTGAGTTTATGATCATAGACATTCAATTCAGCGTCCATCTTGATCTTTTGGCCTTTCATCATAAGCTCAGCCTGATCGAGTTGGTGCTGCATCTTCTTCAATTCTAACTCTTCTTGCTTGATCTTAAGAGCAGCTTGCTTCTCTTGGATCTCAGCTTGCTTGAATTGCATCTCAGCTTGCATCATTTGTTGTTGTGGGTTGGGTTGCGGTGGTGGTGGTGGCTTACCCTCTTCCTTGGCAATGACTTCAGGTGGCACAAGTGTCTTAAGCCTATCTTTAACCTGTTCCATATTTTGTATATCGAGCTGTGCAGCCCACAAGTCAGCAATGAGGTTAAATACCTGTGGATTGGCTGCAATTGTCTCTTGGAAAAACTCTAAAGCGACTTGTTTTTGAACTGCAAATGCTGGCCCTGTATCTATCTCAACGTCATAATCGCCAGCTTCAAGCTTATTAGCAACTATGCCATCTTCTGGGTTTCGTCCTCTTTCATTAATTGTAATAGTTTCTGTCTGCCCATTCTTCTTAGCAACGACCATCTGTCGCTCTTCATCCCCGATGATATAGTCGAGCAAATCATTAGTAATTCTTCCTCCTTGCTCAATTGCTTGGTTGAGGTTGTCAAAGAATATATAAGCTGACATTGAGCCTTCCAACTTTCTTTCTCGTCTAGCTTTTCCACTGATATCTCTTCCTTGCATCTCTTCATTTTCGGAAAATCCCATTATCTCGCGCATATCTTGCGTTGCTGCTTGAGATGTTGCAAATAAGCCTTGTGATATCTCCCAAGCTGGCATTTTCTGCGGTAATTGACCTGTTTTCGGATCAACGCGGGCTATTAATGCACCCTGTTGAAGCTCAGGATTACGCCATTGTTGCTCCTGACCGATGATATTGTCAGGTGTAGCAAGCCATTGCTCACGCCTACGATTCTTAAGCTCGGCTGCGGTTTCAGATCTGCTATAGTTAAGCAATTTCTGAGCGTCCCTTGCTTCATGGATGAATGATTTTGTATATTGGCGTCCCTCTATATAGTAACTATCGCCATCCACAAAGGGGATTGGGAGCTGTTTAGATGGCCACTCTGAGAAATCAATGATCTGATCACGAATCATCCGATAATGCATGATCTGATAATCTTGTGTCTGACGTTCTGCAACTATTTTGGGTATATCTCTATCAATAATGCTGCTTACTTCTGATCCAGCAGTTACTTCACGCATCTTTTTATAAACTTTCTGATAGTCTGGCCATTCCCAGTCGTATATGACCTCACCGTTTGAGAGCTTATAAATGATGACAGGAAACCATTCTTTAACGAAATAATCAGCAACTATTATGGTATCTCGCGTTGTCCATTGAAAATCCAGCAACATATAAGGATCTACATAGCTTACAGGGTTAGTCACATAGGGATATGTCGCAAAGAATTCATCTCTAGTAAAGACGTATCGCCTTGCACAATAATTTCCATCGCCTTTGTGGGGCTTGATTGCTGTAGGGTCCCAGGAACATACGGTGGGGTCTGGGATTGCCTGATAGGTGATAATTTGGTTGAAACTCTTGGGTGATTCATAGTCTAATCCAACTTGAAATGCGCCATATCCCATCATAAGAGATGATCTAAATGCAGTTTGATATACTAAGTCGTTTTGCGATTGATACGATATTGTTCTTACGAGATCAGCCCGCAGGTTTATTTGTTCTTGGCTTGCTTTCCCTGTTAATGAACGGACAAGCAGATCTGGTTTATTTTTGCGCTGCTCTCCGATTATTTTCTTGGTTGAATCGTAAATTTTGTTAAAGGTCATTGCCGGTTTAAAGAGTCGCGTAAATTCCGATCGCTCTACCGCTGTCCATTGATCCCGAACGCAGAAATTTAAATCGTCTTTGCCTCTAACGATGTTCTCATTAAAGTATGAGTTCCATGTATTAAGGTGTTGGTTTGCTTGCTGCAGAATATTTTCTTCATCAATGCGCGCATCATTCAATCTCTGAATGCGTTGCTCTTCCATCTCGTTGATCTTATCATTTGATAGAAATGTTTCCTGATCCTTTTCGCGTTCCATATATTAACCATCCTTGGTTAATTAAAATAAATCCAGCAATCCCCTTCTAGAAAGACTGCCGGATAAGGACATCTAACTGACTAATTAGATTCATCCAGTATAACACCAACATCATCTACTTCGGTAGGTTCTTTCTTTCCCATAACTTCCCAATCATCAGCAACCAAATCATCTACTGATGGCATCCAATTGCCTGCAGCGGGATTGGGGACTACGGCTACTTTCCAAATATAGGACATGCCAGGCAAGAAGCAAAGATAGCTCCCATCTGTCCAACTTGAACGTGTGATATAACTACCGAGTAACATTGATGTTAAAGCAGAATTAAAATGCATATTTCATCCTTAATTATGGAAACACTGTTAATGTAACGATATTGTTGACGCCAAAAACTGGTTTATACCATTGATGACCATTCGATCCAACTGCAATAATACAATCCGTTGATAGAATACTAAAACCCTGAGATAGCATGTAGGGATTGAGATAACCTGCGGTTGCTATCTGAGCCAGAGTAGATGCTGGATCATATAAGTGACCAATTCTCGGAACGACTGTATTGTTTTGTCCAGGAAAGTTAATTGTGAATGTTTGAATGCTCATGGTATTGCTCCTTTATTTAGTAACCAATTTCCGTAATGCTAATCTTAATTGCTCAATATTAATTGCCATATCTCTTTGATCTATGTCGGTTCTCAGATAAAGATAGCCATCATCTCCATTAATTAAATCTAAATAGACATTTGTTTCGTCTCGCGAAAAAATTCTTATCTTCACATCCATCTCTTCTGTCATTAAGAACCTCTATACATCGTAGCACGATAAAATAATTCTTGGTTTTTCAATTCCGATGATGCCATCTCTTTTTCTTTGCGCGTAGTAATGCCAGGAACTTGGCGCTTGATGTCATTGTCGTTTGTTATTACTTCTTTTTTATTGTCGTTCATAATAAAATTCCTTTCCTAATTCAATACCGTATTTTATACCTTTATTATACGCATCAAATACTTCGCCTTGAAAATCATTATCTAAATTGAGATGGAATTTATTTAATCTTTCACTAATCATCTTGTCAACTTGAGATAGTATTAGTTCAGCAAATCCATTCAAAGGCTCACGTTTTTGTTCATCTGTTATAGTATATATAGCGTCCTTGACCAAACATAGGCCAATGCATCTATTTAACGGATTACCTTCTGCATCTTTACAAGTACAAGCCATCTAAGAATCTTCCTTTTTACCTAATAAATTAATCAAACCCTTTTCAATTAAAAACTGTTCTATTCGTTGAATCTTTTTCTTATATTGTGAAACTTCCAATAGTAAATGTTTTCTTTCTTCTTGTATCTCTATTAATCTACTTTCATTGCTTCTATTAAATTTCTCTAATTCATCTAACCGCATCGACATTCTAGGATAGATATAATCAAAGAAAGCCACTTGCTCGTCTATCGTTCTATTCATCCCCACACAATTCCTTTTCCTTCGCAAGCCACGCATGAATCAAATCTTAATATTTTAGTCTCAACTTTAGATTGAATAAGTTTTGTCCCATTACAAACAGGACATTTAAATGGTTGACGTTTATTACTAGATAGAAGCTTATCAATGTTCATCGATAGATTACTTACAATTTCTGAAAGCTCGCGGTAATTTTCCCACAAGCATTTACAATTCCTTACCATTTCATGACAACCTATACATAAATTGGTATTGGCTTCACCTAGTGTCGAAAAGCAACCGCTCATTTACCAATCTCCATTAATAGGATTTTGTTAGTTTGACCAACGAAAAGTCGGATTGAACATATCTACTTTAGCAACCGGCGCTTTCTCACTTAATATCCTATCCGCTGCAAATTCCATCGTAATATATTGTACCCCATCGTGCGGGTGCGATGACATATTTTTGTGCGGTATTTCTCTATAACGCTCTTCGCCTGATACGCTTATTCTCTTAAAGCAATAGTCTTTCGTGAAGCCTCTCCGAAGATAAGGACAGCCCTCACGCGATATCTGAAACCCAGGTTGACCGTCTATCATCGTATTTAGAAAATACCGTACAGCACCAATTCTCGGTTCCAAATCATTAGTGCGAGCAGGAGCAGTATCAATACCCAGGGAATTAAGCTCGCCAATACAAGAGAGTTCTTCCATAATGTCATCGCCCGCTGTACCAGACGGATCAGCGCGTGATATGCCGATCTTATTGTACGGGAAATCTCTTTCCAAGCTTGGTATGACAATATTCTTAGCAAACGTTCTAATCCCCATATCTTCAGCTGTATATTCTTTTAAAACTCGCAGTTGCCCGCGTGGAGAAATTTGTAGCACAACACAAGCAGGAGTAAGCCCAAAATCCCATCCAAGATGCAAAGGTAAACCCTGAATCGCGGTGATCCTTGCAACCGAGTGAAGATCGTCGTTATATTCCGGATATACTTTCTTACCAAATCCAACGCTCCCATATTCACCGAGGCAATAGACCTTAACAAAATCCTCGCTCTGTCCTTCTGCAAGCTTTGTATAGTAATCATTAGCAAGATTAGCGTAGTTATCACAACTAGAATTTTGTACCCAAATCCCATCGTCATCTTTTAATAGTCCAGGGGGTTGTTTAAATATGCGATAGCTATTAAGAGCCTTAAGTTCAAAATCTTTATAAATCCAGTGATCCACATCAGGGGGATTTGTATCAGCAATAATGCCAGACCAATAAGGTTTATCGCAAAATGCACGACTAGGATAACGATGATTAACGCGACCTTTGAAATGTGATAATGCACCCTGCGGAACTTCTGAAAGCTCATTAATATAACATCCTGTTACTTCGAGAGATTTGATTTTACGCAAATCTTCTTCCCGATCAAGTGCTATGAAGATTAATTCTAATTCAATAACGCCATG